ATTACAGAAAGCTGCTGATGAAATTTCTGTATGGAAAAAAAATATAGAAGCTGAGAATATCAACTATGGTGGTGCTGGATGGGTCATGATCGGTGGAGTACTAATGGCGGCAATCTTCTTAGGTGCAGGTTTCTTGCTAGTGAAGGCATTTATCAATAGAGGTAGTGCGTTACACTTACTCACATGTGCCGTCAAGAAAGCTGGTAATACATATCCAGCAGCGATGAATAAAATTGAAGATTGCTTAAAAGCTGAGGTGGTAAAAGGGAAATTTAAAGAAGCGGACAGAAACCGTATAAATAATTTCGCAAAGAAAAGAGTAGGTTTCGCCGAACAAAAATCGGATGACTTGGTATAATCAAAAGGAATCAATTAATGCTCAAATTATTGAAATGTTTTATTAAATGGCTGCAAGTGCGACGAGGAAAAGCCATGATCAAGCGATTGAGAGATAAGAGATATAAAGGTTAAGTTATGCCGACATATGATTATATGTGTAATAAATGCAGCTACAAGTTTGAAGTATTTCATGGGATGAATGATACAAATCTCATCTGTTGCCCGGAATGTAATACAGATTCATTAATCAAACTAATTAGTCCAGGAGCCGGTGTTATAATTAGAGGTACAGATAATCCGTGCAATGGTGGGAGACACAGAAAAAAGAAAGACCGTTTAGGTGAGGGTAAGAATAAGCCTGACAAACCTTTTTGGAGAGACGGAAAAGTAAATAAAAAAATCCTTAATGATCCTCAAAAATACATGCGATCTGGAGAGGTAGATTGATGAATAATCCTAAAATCGATTTGAATAAAAACAAAATCAGAAATCCTAAAGGCTTAAAAAGTGTTGGTGAAATAGACCTTGAGTGTAGACAGTGTAAAACTACCTTGTTGTGTTTACAATTAGTCACAGATGACGAAGAGCAAGACGCACAAGTATTAACAAGAGTGGCAGTGAAGTGTGGCTTGTGTGATGGATACTCTGAGGTTATACAAGTAGAAGGACGATTTTATCCTGGTGCGCCAAGCGACAAAATGATATTTGACATAGCAAACGACGAAAATGAACCAATTGACGCAGACGTTCTTTTTAAGGCGTGGAATAAATGAAGGTGATAATAGTAGATATAAACGGGACACCACATGAGATAGATCAAAGTTCTGTAGCTGACTTTATAGTAATGGCAAGATGGTCTGGTAGTAGGTATCTAGTTATTGCATCTAATGATGGAGACCTGTTTGATCCTCTAGATTCTAATAATCAGATAGAGAAAAGGGACAAACAAAGAGGAGGTCGATTCTGGAGGCTCAGAACATGTAGTAAAGAATGTTTTTATAGATATACAGGTTTTTTACGTAGCAAAAATAGGACACAATATCTTTTGGCTCAACGGAGATTTCGTAATGACTTTTGATAGACTTAAAAGAGAACTTCGTAAATTTTTAGAAAGCTCTAATGTCAATCTTGGGAGGAAAACATCAAAAACAAGGAAAGACTTTATAAGTCATGTGTTTAAAATACTTAACAAATTCGCAACAGATGATGCTCAAAAGAAGGCTGAAGTCTCCCTAGTTACCAATGAGCGTATCATTAGGATAGCACCTAAAGACAGACAAAGAGCTTTGGATATAGGAAAGGGGGCTCATGCTATGACTGCAACTGAGTCCATGAGGGCGGATGAACAATTGAATAGATCGCCATACTCAGGCAAGAGTGAGACAAAGGAAAAGACTAATGAATGATACAATCAACGACGAAACTGTAGCGTTCAATAATACGGTAGACACTCCAGTAGTTAAGTTTTTAATATCCTTATCTGATGGACGAACGGTTATACAAGATAATCGCACCGGACAACAACATGCATGGACAAGGCTCGGCAATTGGCTTGCGGACAACAAACATATAAAAATGACAGAAGCAAGATTACAAGGTCCAGGTGGTGTTGATATTAAAATGCCATCAAATCAAAATGGGTATTTTTTCGGCCAAAAACAACATGCAGTCTGGAATGGTCCTCAATACAATTATATAGGCGTAGGGTATTATGACGGACAAAAAATAAATGTATCATGGTATAGACAACCTGAGTTCGACCATTCTTTTGCTGAAGATCGCACGATACAAAATGCTGGTTTCTTTTTTATAAAAAATAACTAGCACAATGGGCAATCAAGCTAAAAATGAAAAACATCCATTTCTATCCCCCACTACTCCTGGGTTGTATATTACTTTTAGAGCATATTTAATAGAACTCATATGTCTAAATGTTAATAAAAAAATTGGCCCTAGATTCTGGCGAGATATGAAATATTGGAACTCCAAATTCCGTAGAGAGATTAAGGGTGTGTCTAATCTTGGGAAAGACCTTGATCTTGCCGATACATTAATTCAAACAGCTATAATTTCTGTTATTAAGAATCATAATATCAAATCGTTGACAGCCAAAAAAACGGTACAAAGAACAGTTAAGCTTACAAATCGACAAATAATGCAAATAAAAGAACAAAGACAATTGCTAATTAGCAAGCCACACAGCGATGTTGTAGATAGTAAAAAAAATGCTCTCTTTGTAGATACTGGTGATATAAATAAGTTGGCTAAAATCAAGGCTATAGAAAATGGGTAAAAAGAAAGCAAAAATAACAGAAGAGTCCTTGGATTCTTTTTTGACAAGAATGTATGGAGAAGGGATAATAGCATTAGCATCAGAGGCTCTATCTCCCAGGTCTAGGGATATACTCAACACACCACTATCCCTAGATATAGCTCTTGGGGGCGGTATACCGGATGGATGTATAGTACTTATTACAGGCCGACCAAAGAGCGGAAAATCCACGTTGTGTCTTGAAATACTAAAAAACGCTCAAATGCTTGATAGGCCAACATTTTACATAAATATAGAAAAAAGATGTACACCTGCATTATTGGACACCATAAATGGTCTAGACAAAGATAAGCTACAAGTTATACCACACAACATAGATAAACCTTTGACGGCAGAAGATTATCTAAATATAATAGAAAGAATTTGTAAGACCAAGGAGAAGGCAGTTGTTGTTATAGATAGCATAGCAGCCCTATCAACTATGACAGAACAAGAAGAGGCAATTGGTTCTAGAAAAGACATGGCAGGATCGGCTAAATTGCTCGCAGCATTTTTCAGGAAAGCGCAACAAATCGTTGACGCAAAAAATATAATTTTAATTTTTATATCACAAATGATTACTAGTAGAGAACCTCGCGGTCCAAGGTATGTAGAAAAGGGTGGTATTGCTGTACAATATGCATGTTCCGTGTGGTTGAAAGTCGCGTGGACTAAGCAGTGGGAAAAAAACCCTGAGACAAATGCCCCAGATGGGCATGATTTAAATATAATAGTACAATCTTCTGCTCTGGGTCGCCCACTACTACCGTGTGTACTGCCGTTAAGATACGGAATCGGCATCGATACTGTTGTCGATGTAGTCAACGTAGCAGAGAATCTTGGATTAATAGATAAAGCGGGGACGTGGTACTCTATCCCTATGTTCAGTGATGGCGATAGTAAGCAAAAATTCCAAGGGATAGGCAAGCTAGCAAACTTTTTAAGGGAAAATCCAGAGAAATTTAAACAACTTGAAGCCGAAATCAGAGATACGGTTTTACCAAAGGAGAAGGAATATGTCGAGAGCTAGATTGTGCTGGGAAGATTATTTTATGATACAAGCGATGTGGTCAAAGGTTAGAAGTCCCGACACCAGTACTCAATGTGGATGTGTGATTGTTAACAAATACGGCAGACTGATAGGTCAAGGGTACAATGGATATCCGAAAAATATCGACGATAGTAAAATGCCGCAGACACGACCAGCAAAGTACCCCCCCATCCTACATGCAGAAGAAAATGCTATATTAAATACAACAACGGATTGTCGTGGTGCAACTATTTATATTACTGGACCGCCGTGTATACATTGTTGGTCTCATATTATACAAAAAGATATCAAACGTGTTGTTTATGGACCGATACGTACATCCCCAAATGGGTTATATGCGAAAGAAGTTAATCAAATTATTCAAGATATGCTTGAAAATCAAAATATAGAAGTTGTTAAGTGGAACCCGAAAGATAAAGGGCTTATAATACAAGAATTAAAAAATATTGAACAATTAATAGAGCTATGCATATAATATGGAAGTGCTGTTACTAAGTGGCGGATTTGCTAATCTGAAATTGAGAAATAAAAGGATCAGATGTGAGTATCAATGTAGATCAAAGTTTCAATATGAAATTGGCCAAGAATTATCTAGGAAATATCCGCATGACATTATCTTTGAAGAAGTTATAGTTCCGATAGATGGTTTTATCTTGGATTTTTTTATGCCATCACTATCATTAGTAGTGGAATGTCACGGAATTCAGCATACAAAACATGTAAAACATTTTCATAAAACCATCAAACAATTTCATGCGCAACAAATTATCGATGAGAAGAAAAGAGAATGGTGTGATTTAAATGATTTTAAATTAGTTGAAATTTATGATGAATAACTTAACTGAAGAATTAAATATATATAAAAATCAGCTTGATCAATGGACTAAAACCCTTGGACTTTCGCGATACCAGCCGTCTAATACAGAAATAGAGACTATTTTGGGATTCACTAGAGATACACTTAGGGAACGATCATCTATACAATTGTCGGAAGACTCTATTATACTAGCACAATATGGGCTGTTTTTACAACAAAAAAACAATGAATGTTGTGTATTCCTGAAATGGTCCAAACAAGTCAAGGGTCGTTTGTTTGGAGACGATTTGTCTAAGCTGGCTCAATGGGTTAGACAAGCAGAATTAAGAATTGAGCGTATAGCATACCTAACTCGCAGAATAGAGTTGATAGGACAAAGTATCACAGGGTTGGTTAGAGCAAGATATTACGGAGGAGAAAACATATGAATCCCATAGATACTATCAAGAACGGAATATTAAAAAAAGATTGGACATTAATATGTGATGGGTACAACCAACTGACTGGAGAGATACTTGATATTCCA